TTGAAATTTAAGATTGGAGATTTGCCTAAGGGCTGTCTTCGGCTGAGAGGGCGGCGGGTCCGGAGGCCCCGCCCTACCCCGGTTAGTCGATGTGTTCGATTTGGTCGAAGAGTTGGAGGACGTCGTCCAGGGCGCGGACCATGCCGGATTGGACGACGCACATGCGTTCGTAGACGTCGGCGCGTTTGGGGTCGTCCGCGGTGCGGAGGTCGGCGGCGTAGCGTTGGTTGTGGGTGTAGCGTTCGATGGCGCGGGCGCGGAGTTGCTGGATGCCTTCGCGGGCGAGGCTGGCTTGTTTGCAAAGGCGTTCGTTGTGCTCGCGCTCTACTTGCCAGCGGCGGGCCCAGGTCTCGCTGGTGTTCAACTCGGCGTTGATTCTTTCGATCTTTTCTTGGTGGCTCATGGGTTAGTTTCTCCAATTTGGGTTTTGCTGGCGTAGCCAGTCAGGCAGTTGTGCAGATCGAGCATGCCGAGCGGATGGTTGAATGTGATGCTGGGCAACCCTTGACTGATGTCGTGGTCGAAGCGGATGCGCTTAGCGGTGTAACCCATGGCTCGGCACATGGCTTCGATGTTGTTGCCGAAGGTGGATTTGCCGCAGGCGGAGGGTCCGCGCAGGGTGATGACGTTGCATTGGGGCAAGCCGGTGTGACGGGTCTCGCCGAGTCCGTCGGTGAAGTCGTCGGCGGAAAGATGGTCGAGCGTCCACAGGTCGCCGTCTCGGGCTTTCAGTAATCGCACGCCGATCTTGTCGGTGTTGCTGACGGCGATGAGATCGAAGTCGGCTTCGTGGTCGTGCGGTTGGTAGGTGATGTCGCTGAGGGTGCAGGTTTTCCAGTCTTCGCGGTATTCGATGTGGTAGTTCATGATTTTAGGCGCCGTCGGGGTCGTTGAAGTTGTTGGGTTTGTAGTGGGGGCTGCTGGGGGCGGGGCGCTTTTGTTGGCGTTCGGCGGGGTTGTTGCTGAAGAGTTTTTGGGTGACGCCGGTGAAGCGGTAGCGGGGGCCGTTGAATTGCAGCTCGATGTCGCCGGTGCCGCCGTTGCGGTTTTTCTCGACGTAGAGGAAGGCTTGGCCGGCGAGTTGTTCGCGTTTCTCGGGGTCTTTGGTGAGGCGCTCGGGCCTGTGCAGAAGGGCGACGACATCGGCATCGTTCTCGATACCGCCGCTCTCGCGGAGGTGGCTGATCTTGGGGACGCTGGCTTCGTCGGCGCTGCGGTTAAGCTGGGCCAGGGCGAGGACGGGGACGTTTAATTCCATGGCGACGGCTTTTAATCCGCTGCTGATTTCGTCGATCTCGAGGCGGCGGTCCTGGCTGGCGCGTTTGCTCACCCCTTTCATCAACTGGAGATAGTCGACGATGAGGAGGCGGACGCCGTGGCGGGTGACGGCGCGGCGGGCGCGGCTGCGGAAGCTGGCGATATTCAGGGCCGGGGTGCTGTCGAGGTAGAGGGGGGTGTCGCTGAGGTTGGCGCTGACGTCCATGAGGCGGCTGGCGGCGTCGCGGCTCATCATGCCGGTCTTGGTGACGCCGAGGCTGACGTCGGCGACGGAGCAGAGAAGGCGTTTCATGAGGTCGACTTTGGGCATTTCGAGGGTGAAGAGGGCGGTGGGGAGTTTGCTGTGGGTGCAGACGTGCTCGGCGATGTTGAGGGCGAAGGCGCTTTTGCCCATGCTGGGGCGGGCGGCGATGATGATGAGCTGGCCGCCGTGGAGGCCGTCGGTCATGCGGTCGAAGTCGACGAAGCCGGTGGTGAGGCCGAGGACTTGGCCGCGGTTTTTGTAGTGGGCTTCGATGCTGGCGAGGGCTTCGTTGACGGCGTCGGCGCATTGGACGAGGCCGACTTCTTTGCTGTCGCGGCGGAGTTCGAGAAGGGATTTTTCGACGGTGTCGAGGATGTCGTTGGTGGAGTCTTGGAAGTTGCGGGCTTGGGCGATGAGTTCGCGGCCGAGGTGCTCGGCTTGACGGCGGCGCCAGTAGTCGCGGACTTGCTCGGCCCAATGCTCAAGGGTGCTGAGGATGCCGGTGGTGCGGCACCACTCGGTGGCGACGTAACCGGGGCCGCCTTCGAGTTTGTCGAGATGACCGGCTTGACGGAGGGCTTCGGTGAAGGTGATGAGGTCGATGGGCTGGCGGCGGGCGCCCATTTCTTTCAAGGTGAGCCAGGCGGTTTTGTTGGCGGGGACGAAGAACCAGTCTTCGTGGATGAGGTCGATGGCGAGGTCGAGGGCGTTGGCGCCGTGGTTGACGACGCAGCTGATGACGGCGGCTTCGGCTTCGTGGGACCAAAGCGGGATTTGGGTGTTGTCAGGGGTCATGGTGGAAAAAGGGGAAGTTGGCAGTTGGCAGTTGGCAGGGATTGGAGATTTGAAATTTGAGATTTTAGAGGGTCAGAGTTCGGAGGGGGTGGCGGTGGTTTTCAGACGGGCGTATGATTCGAGGGCGGTGCCGCGGGAATGCCAGGCGTGGCTGTCGATGGTGCCGCAATCGCGGAGGCAGGCGGCGAGGAAGGCGGCGACTTCTTGCCAGCGTTCGAGCTGGGCCTCGAGGTCGACGATCTTTTTGCGGCGCATGTCGGCGATCTGTGCAAGATGGTCTTGGTCGGTCATCGCTGGTTCCTCCGGGCTTGGCGTTGGAGTTTGCGGAGGCGGAGGCGTTTGACGCGGGCGCGGCCGTGGAAGTTGGTGGCGCGGCCGCGGCGGTGAAGATTGGCGGGGATGGCCAAGGTGACGCCGGGCTGATGGGGCTTGAGGGTGAGCTGGCTGGCTTTGAGGTCGCGGGTGTTCATTGCAAGTCGGGGTCGAGGGCTTCGCTGCGGGCGTCGATGGCGCGTTGAGTGAGCGGGGCGCAGAGTTTGAGGGCTTCTTCGAGCTTCTTGATGCGCTGGGCGGCTTTGTCATACAACTCGGCAAGTTGGATGCTGGTCGGCGCCGTGGGGAAGTCTTTGGGGAATTTGTTCATCGCAGGATGAGGGCGAGGCCGAGGGCGGTGTAGATGGCAAGCGCGGCCAATAGGAGGAGGCCGGTGCGGAGTTGGGTGCGGGTTTTGTTTGTCATAGGGGGGTTGCTCCTGCCTGTTTCATGCGGTGCACTACTGTGTGGCGCCCGGTCGGCGGATCTCCCGCCGCACCATGGGTCAGGGGCAAAGGTATGGGGTTGAACCAGATGGCTTCCTGGATCTTGCGCTTGAGGCGTTTGTAGGCGCGGAGCTTGTGCCAGGCGGGGCTGCTGGCGTGCCATCCGGCGCAGATGGGGCAGTGGTAATGACGCATGCCGGGCTGGTCGCGCTGGGCGTCGGCGGCGCGGGCGTAGCGGACTTTGCGGCTGCACATGCGGAAGGCGGTCTGTAGGGCGCGGCTCATGGATGGCGGGGGCCGTTGTCGTCGTCGAAGATGGTGGCGAGGATGATGGCGAGGAGGCCGAAGAGCAGGATGTAGGCGAGGACGGGGGCGATCATGCGGCCTCCTTTTCGGCGACGGCGATGGCTTCCCAAATGGCTGTCTGCGCGGCGGGCGGAAGTTGACTCCACGAACGGACAGTGCGGGGGTCGATGTCGGCAACGGCGGGGTTTTTCTCTTCACGCAAAACCTGCAAGACGTCGCGCCATTCGCCTTCAGGCGGGACCCCCTTTTCTTTTTTTTCGGATTTTCCGGGTCGCCAGCCTATGCGGCCGCAATAGTCGGCGGCGGCGATGTGTTCGCCGGACCAGTTGTTGAGCAAGGTGGCAAGGGTGCGGCGTCGGAAGTTGTTTTTGTCGGGCAGGTCGGCGGCGTAGTATTTCTCGAGGCGGAGCCAGTCGTCGTCGGCAGTGGCGGCGACGATGGCAGACATTTTGCCCCATGCGCGGGTCTCGGCCGGATCAAGCGGTGTGCCGGGGCGCATGCGGAAGAGGGCTTTGGCTCGGGCCAGGGCGCGGTTGCGGTCGGCAATGGCTTGAGGTTCTTCGGATGTTTGTTCCTCGTTTTTTTCGCCGGGCTCGTCCCCGCTTGCGGGGACTATAGGGGTGTAACTCTTCTCTTCTCTTCTCTGGTCAGGCTCGGGTCGCGTTTTGTCAGAATGGGATTCTGACATGGTTCGATTTATGTCAGTGTGGGTTTCGCGTTTGCGGCGCTGGGCTTCACTGTCGAGGCAGCGTTTCTTGGCGCTGCGGCCGTTGTGGCGGTCCCACATGGGGATGATGACGCCGGGCTCTTCGCCGCGGGACTCGAGCCAGCCGACGCGGAGCATTTGCTGGGCGA